TGCGGGCTCTTTGCAGGAAATACGGGCTTACGGGTGCGGTCAGAAGTTCCATGTCCGGTTATCGGGAACAGGAGTGGATGGTGAACGTGCCGCTTTATATGCTGCGGGTTTATATGCAGAATTGATAAGTTTTAGAATGAAATTCGACAAGAGGTTTTAAGCCTCTGCCGAATTTCTTTTTTTATTGAAATAGCAGAGAAAAAGAGAGCGTGCAGAGTGTAGAAACTCTGACACGCTTATTTTTTTACCATTAAGCAGAAAGGAGCGGGGAAAGTGGCAAGGAAGTATAAAAGATTACGCTATGAGGACAGACGGACAATAGAAAAGATGCTTAAGGCTGGCGACAGCGTAGTAATGATTGCAGGAGCGCTGGGAGTGCATAGAGATACGATTTACAAGGAACTTAACCGCAGCGGCACAGACCAGCACACATATACAGCAGACGTAGCGCAGGCGACACTTTAAACCCAGAGGGGCAACGAAAGAGAGGTAAACAGTATGGCAGCAGTAATGATGCAGGCACACGGCACAGAAACAATGATAGTAAAGGACGGCAATAAGTATAGCGCAGATTTCAGATATAAAAATGTTGATTATGAGCAGGACGAGTATAACGGCAGATGCTATTTTCTTGATACGTCAAGAAGTTTTACCAGCCAAGTAGCCAGAGAGGGCGGCTTAGTGCGCAGGCGAATAAGCAGGGCTGCATATGAAGAGGCAAAGGCAGCAGCTATTAAGGTAGTTGAGCAGGCAGCGGCACTGGAAGAGGCGGCAAAAGGGACGCAGGAAGAGTGGGAAAAAGCGCTTGATTTGTTCGGGGAGTATCTGACGGGAGAGCAGGAAGAGCCGAAACGCCAGAAAGTGAGAGAGCCATACACAAGGGAAGAGTTAGAGGCTGTATATGACAGAAAGATAGAGGCAGAGGTTAGGCACTGGGGAGAGCATAGTTTCTGGGCGAACATGGCAAGGGAAGTGAAAGCAAAAAGGCTGGAAGAGTTTGACGCTGGCAAGGTAGTGGGCGTATACAGCAGCGAGTACCACGCAGACGGCATGGACTGGGCAGACAATTACTATAGCGACGGTACGACAGATAAGAGCTGTTACGGCTATTCAGATTGAAACGAAAGAGAGATAAACACAATGGCACGCACAAAGGTAGTACCGACAGAGGGATTATTAAGCGATTTGGAGTATACCAGCGTAATAGTAAGCTGCTCAAACGGGATAGACAGCACGGGGGCGCTGTACTGGGCGGTTAAGAATTTCCCAAAAGAAAAGATATATCTGCTTTATTGTGATACTGGCTGCGAGTATCCAGAAAACGTAGCACTGTTTTACAAGGTGGCGGCGTTCATGGGAGTTAAGCCCGTTCTGTTATCGGATACCAGAGGCTTTTTAGGGCTGCTGCTGAATGAGCGGCTTAAGTTTCCAGACATGAAAAACAGATGGTGTACGGCTTATCTGAAAACGGCGGTAACTGACAAATGGATACGGCAGCATAGGCAGCAGCTAGGCGCAAAGTGCTTATTTGTATCTGGGGAGCGCAGGGACGAAAGCACGGGGCGGGCAAAGCTGCCAGAACTGGAATATCACAGCACGACGCTTAAGACAAAGCGGGTAGCAGATTTTACGTGCCATTGGTACAGACCTTGCCTAGATTATGAAAAAGGCAAAATGTTTGAGCAGGGCAGGGAGCTTAAGCTAGAGCCGCACCCGTGCTATGAATACGTCGGTAGG